TGAAGCTCTTGAAAGGGAGCACAAAGCATACAACATCCAGGTTGGGATTCGTCCCGATCTAGATGCGTTTGTCGGTACCGAAACACGGTTCCGACAAGCATATGGCATATCTAACTCAGACCTGATTAGATTAGCCTATGAGAGCTATGACCGAGAGTACACTCAAGGAAATAAGCATCTTTCGATAAAGCAGGTACCCGACGTGTTATCTGTTTATCATGTAGGCAATAGCTTGGCAGAAAGCCAGGCCGCGGCCATGATGGAGGGAGGTTTTACGCTAGTTAGACCTTCCGACGGTAGAACCCTGTCCAGAATAAAGGACGGAACCTACATTAGGTCAGACAAGAACGGAGTTCTTGACTTTCCTGTAGATCAGGAGGAAGATTATCACCCCGATCTATCAAATGAGATAAGGAGATCCAGAAAGGATCCCTATTCCATAATGTATGAAGACCCGTGGAAAATACTCCAAGGATACTCACTCTCCACAATGCGCGACGCAGTAAATTGTGAAGAAGGGAGAAGCCCGGGAAAATTTACCTCGAACCTTCACCTACATGTCTGGCATGGCAACAAATTGCGATTGCAAGACAAGATACCTTCCAGTCTAATTCCAGGCTGGACAGGTGCAAAAGGGAAGAAAGTGTCATTTCCTGACATATCCGACCCCGAAACCAAAATTAGGTTTCTATACGAGCGAACCCACTGGGGCAGAAAACTCGTATTCCTAGCATCTGGTGGCCAGACGGCCGCTGACGCTAGACTACTTAAGCGAAAGCCTAAGTTGAGCCGGGACGAGACAAAGACCTCATCCTGGGCCAAACGACTTCAAAGGAAAATTTCATTTTTCTTCGAAGGAAAGCCCCACCCCTCCTGGTCACCGGAGGAAGTGAAGGACATATATGCTGACGACCTCAAAAGAAATATGAGGGCAAGGTCAGTGAGGTTCCTGGAATGTCTCAAGACGGTCCAAGGAATTTTCCTACAAAGGTACTTGGCGTACCCGAATGAGGAATGGACTTGGGATAAATTTGATTTGTTTGTCCTCAAGTATCTCACCGTTCTGTTAGACGATGAGTTCTATGATGGGAACTTACATAAAGAGGTTCTCACCATAAAGACGAGATATTCCGAACTCAAAGCGGTCCGGAAAGATTTCAAGATGTATGCTCTATCCGGAAAGGATGAGTATTTACTCAGTCAAGCCTATGAGAAATCCGTTCCTCATTGGCTTAGAGTCTTCGTGCCGATCTATCGAAAGGCATTAGAAGTGAAAGGGGATATATGGGCCACGTCAATCAGGTCCATCTTATCTCAGACTCGAGGTATGGGGACACCTCCCCCACTCGTAGTGTATCAGTCGAAAGCAAAGTTCTTAACTTTAATATCGTCTGAGCCAAAACCTTTAACGCCGGAAGCGTTTCAGTTAGTGGCAGTCGGGATGGAACTTGCCATGAAGAAAGTTCCAGACCACGTATTTACAGGCCTTAGCACGAAGGCCCGCATTACGATAACCACTTCAGCCTGTTGGGAGAAAACCAGACAGGAGGGAGGGTCGCTTCAGGCCATTGGCGAGCTAATGGCAGAAGCAGATAATGGCTATCCTGCAAAAGTGATAAGCCTTTATACAGGAAAACTGGAGAAACGCATAATTCTCAAGAATTCCGAAGCTGGAGAGTACATCTTCTGGAGAGCCCTAGAGGAAGTACTATCGATGTCACCCGAGGAGATATCTCAGGTGTACGTCACAGTTGTTAAGGAACCGGGTAAGGCCCGTACCGTAACAAAAGGTATGATATGTCTAAAATTAGTTCTAGACGTAATCAGCAAGATCGTATCTTATCCTTTATCTAAGGTAGATACGAGCAAATCCGGAATGGGTAAAGATGCCCATGGATGGAATCTCTTCAATGAGTTTTACCAAAACTCAGATGAAGCCTTCTGTAAGAAGTCCCAGACTGATACAGGAGTTCCGTCTTCATTCATACGGGAAGTTGTGTATGAAGACATATTCGCTGAATGTACAGATTTCATTACAGCGACTGACGCAATGCACCATACGGTATGTAGGATCGTTGCGATGAAATGGATGAATAGGTGTGGTATACCTCCTATACTCCAGAAGATCGTGGTTAAAACTTGTTTTTCTCCACGTGTCGTGCACTTTAACGGGAAAGGAATATTTTCCCATTTCGGTGAACCTTCTTTAACGGATCTTAATACAAGATTCGTCAAGTTGAAAAGAGGGATAATGATGGGTGATCCTCTCACCAAAGTTATCCTCCACTTTACCAATATCGCTATAAGAGAGATTGGTAGGTATATTGCTCTAGGGTCATACAAAGAGTTGATTCTAGATAATGAAGTCAGATCCGCTTCGCTGGAGGCGGATACTGGACTGTTTTCTGTCCTTTCTGAAGAAGTAATCATTGAGGACACGAGACCTTTAGTGACACCTGAAGGCCTTAGACAGGCTCGCACCATACCGGCGCGAGTACTGCCAGAACCCGGGATTTTATCCTTAGGTTATGGGGACGCACTCTTGAGAATCAAGGATCCGTCTCCTGTCCCTGGAAGGAAACGTATACCGTTTCCTATGCCAGGAGTCCACATCCTCCACAAGAAAAAAGTGGAGGGAGGGAGCCCTCTTCTCGAATTGGCTTTTATACCAAAAAGATTTAGAGATAAAGCCTTACTGAACGTGAATTCGTTCGGTATAGGTACGGGTCATCTTTACCAAGTTGATGGTGAAAGAAACCCTGATGACATCAAGCTCCTTGCCGAGGGCCTGACGCCTATTAATCCGTATCGATCTAAGCCGATCAGAACGGATAATGACAGGATAGAAGCTGACCTTGATCATGCATCCTATCTTGCGACCGGAAGAATAATTTCTTCCGTGCCGGTCCGTGTCGTGTCCCAGGGATCACGCACGGAGAGATCATGTTTCTCAGACTTCCTGAGGAACCTAATCTCCTAAACCACCCGGAGCCAGTACCCCAAGGCGGGAACCCATCCGGGCACCACATTGGAGCCCTATGGGCTTACCAGTTAGTTTAG